CCTTTCCCAGGTAACGGTGAAGCCCATCCCCTACAGCGAGAGTGACAACACCGCAGGCGGAACGACCGTAACCATCGGATAACGAGGACAATGCACATGTATGTGAATAAAGTTGTGTATGCTGGCCGGACGCTGATTGACCTCACGGACAGCACAGTCACGGCGGATACGCTTGCCGAGGGCGTTGTGGCCTACAACGCAGCGGGACAGAGGATCGTCGGCACGGCTAAGTTTATTTCCGCCGGTTATGCCGCGCTGATCGACAGCAACGGAATGACGTTTGTCGATGCAGACGGCAGAACTTTTGCAGTAAAGGAGGAATAACAAATGACTGAATACAAATCGCAGTACACAGGCGAGCAAATTGATGCCGCCGTAGCAACTGCGCAAAGTGCGGTACAGTTTGCCGCCCAGACCCTCACCGATGAACAGCAAGCGCAGGCCAGGACAAACATTGCAGCAGCGAGTCAGAAAGAAGTTGACGCGCTTTCTGAAGAGATCGTTGAGCTTCGCACAGAGGTCAACAACGAAGCAACCGCAAGCGGAAGCACGGTAACGGTAAAAGCAGAGGCTGACTCCAGCATGAAAATCGTGTCACAGATCGCAGCAGATGGCAAGGGTGTAAGTCGGGTAAATCTGACGCATAGCGGCAAGAACCTTGCGCGGCTGCAAAAAAACAATATTTCTACGGGCGTTGTGGTCACCTATGACGGACTGTCTGCTGGTCACGCAGCAGGAGCAGGCGCGTCCAGTACCTACATCAACATCAACGCATACACCATGCGCAGCACCAGCATTATGCTGAGCGTTGTTTTGCCCGAAAACATGACTTTTGTTTATACGCAGAATAAAGTATGGAAGGGCGAAATCAAGAGCAGCGGCAATGTTAGCATAATGGGCAATGTCGGCGATGTAATCAATGGATATTTCCAAGTGTTAAAAAACGTTGCTGTTGACGGTGACTTTGCTGTGCAAATCGAGATCGGCACTCAGGCAACCGAATATGAAACGGCGAAAGAAACCACGTATAGCGTAACGCTCCCTGAAACTGTGGTAAATGGCGAGTACAACTGGGCAACTGGTGTGCTGACCAACAGCGACACCGGGGAAACGGCGCAGCTTTACGCGCAGTCGATTTTCGCATACGGCGGCACGGACATCCTGTGGAGCGACACCGGCAACACGACTGTCACCTACAAAAAGTCCAGCGGGAACAGCGGTAGCGGTGAAAGTGCTGGTGGTGGCACATCGTTTGATTACAAGGCATATAATCTGCCTATCCTCTATCTGTCAGGCGATATCACCCTGATGAACAAGGACGATGCTGTTGATCTTGCTTATGTGTACGGCAGCATGAAAGGCACGGCATCTGTTAAGTGGCAGGGTTCCAGTTCCATCGCCTACCCGAAAAAGAACTACACCATCAAGTTTGATACTGCTTTTGAAGCAAAAGAAGGATGGGGAGCGCAGAAGAAGTACTGCACAAAAGCGAACTGGATTGATTTCAGCCACTCTCGAAATCTGGTTAGCGCCAATCTTTGGGGGCAGATTTGCGAAGAACGTGGCGGTGATCCGTTGGCAGATTGCCCGAACTACGGCGCGGTTGACGGCTTCCCGATTGTCATTGTCATCAATGATGAATTTATGGGAGTATATACATTTAATATTCCCAAGGACGGGTGGATGGCAAACCTGCCCACGGAAGGTGCAACGCAGGAAGCTATCCTGTGCGCTGATGTGACTGGTATCGATGCAACCAGATTCAAAGGCCCTGCAACGCTGGACGGTGATTTTGAAGTCGAGTACATCACGGACGAAGATAACACAGAATGGGCAAAAACTTCTTTGAACGCGCTGATTAACGCTTGTGTTAATAGCGATGGCAGCGACCTTGATACAACCATTGCGGCTATGTTGGATTGGGACAGAGCGATTGACTACTATATCTTCACAGTGCTGCTTCGTGGCGATGATATGGTAGACAAAAACTATCTGCTTATCAAGCGCGGTGATAGCCCGTGGCTGTTCGGTGGCTATGATATGGACTGCACGTTCGGCCTGTATTGGGATGGCTCCAAGTTCATAGAAGCCAATATTTTGACAAAATTCGCAGGTGTTGCGGAAACGCATCGACTGATGAACCTGATCTATACCTACAAGCGTGATGAACTGATTGCGCGTTACAAGCATCTGCGAAACACGGTCATGAGCGAAGATAATATTGCTCTTGCTTTCCTGAATTTCGCTGGTGTCTTCCCTCGCCCGTTGATGGATGAGGACAACCGCAAGTGGCCGACCATCCCGAATACAAACGTCAATAACGTGCAACAGGCTATCGACTGGTATCGCCGCCGCTGCATCGTTATTGACAAGGAGATCAACGCGCTGCAACCTCAGCAGTAATCAACTTTCTGATAAGAAAGTTAAGTCAACTTTCTGAAGCGAAACAACTAATTAACTTTCTGACAAGAAAGACAACAAGGAGGTGATGCGGCATGGGCGTATATCTTGAATGTACAAACAATCTGCATTGAATGGAATACAGAAAGGAGAATTCTATGGCAAACAAAAGAATCGGTCATGCTTCTCTGAGTGAGAACGGTACAATTTACGGCGCAGTCGGCGATCAGACCGGGCGCGAAGTATACGTCAGAAGTTGGTATGACAGGGGCTGGAACTGCGTGCTGCGCCCGGTTGACCCGGACGTGGCGGAGAAGTCCGCGCTGCTGTGCGAGGCGGTGTGCGCCAACGATAACGTCGGCTACAGCCAGTCGAGCAGCAATGTGACGGGCCGCAATTCCCTGCGCCGTCAGTTGATGGAGAACGGCTGGGATGTGAGCAGAATCGCCAAGTGCAATTGCGACTGCTCGTCCTTCATGGCGGTCTGCGCGGAGTACGGCGGCGTAGAGATGCAGCCGCAGTACACCTCCGGCAACGCGCCCGCCACGTCCACCATGCGCGTCAAGTTCGCCAGAACTGGTGCGTACAAGGTGCTGACGGACAAGAAGTACCGCAACTCCCCGGACTACCTTCTACGCGGCGATATCCTGCTGCGTGAGGGCAGCCACACGGCGATGGTTCTGGACAACGGCGCAAAGGCCGGCAGCGAACGCCCTGAAACGCCGTACAAGCTCGGCGACCGCCTGTTGCGCAATGGCTCGGAGGGCGCGGACGTGCAGGAGCTGCAAACGCTGCTGATCCGGCTGTCGGAGAAGCAGAACGACACGTCCTACCTCGTCGGGTCCTACGGCGCAGACGGCGATTTCGGCGACAGCACCGAGTCGGCGGTGCGTGCATTCCAGAGAGACTATGCGCTGTCCATCGACGGCATTGTCGGCGCAAAGACGCTGGACAGGCTCTACGCCGCTCTGGAATCTGGCGGCGACGGTCCGGTTCAGAAGCCGGAGAAAGTGCGCATCTTCGGCGGCACGGCCTACATCCGCACCGGGCCGGACACCTCCGGCGCAATTCTCGGCACGGTGCATTCCGGCGACCGCTATCCCTACGCCGGAGAAACCTCTGAAAACGGCTGGAACAAGATCGTCTACGCGCCCGAGGCCGAGGGCTGGGTGAGCGGCAAGTACAGCAAGATTGAAGGAGCGTGAGGCCGTTGCAGCAGATGATAGAATTCATCGAGCAGCATTGGCCGCTGATCGCCGCGCTGCTGCCGTGTCTGATCGAGATTGTGCCGGTCAAGTGGAGCCCGATCACGTCGCTGCTGAAATGGATCGGGCGGATTGTCACGGCGGAAGTCATGGTCGAGCTGGCAGAGGTCAAACGCACACAGGCGGAGCAGCAGGCGACCATTGATGCGAACGAGCTGGACCGCATCCGCTACGAAGTACTGGACTTCGCCAATTCCTGCCGCAACGGCAGAAAGCACACCAAAGACGAATTTGAACACATTATTGTGCTGAATACGAAGTACCACGGTCTGCTGGAAAAGACCGGCGAGGAGAACGGCGTGTTTGAGCAGGAATACGAGTACATACTGGAACTGTACCACCGCTGTCAGCGCGAAAACACGTTTCTCTGAGTAAGAAAGGAGACATACTATGATCGATCTGACCCCTCTGTTTCAGGCTCTCATTGCCCTGCTGGGCGCGATTATCACCTACAAGCTGATCCCGTGGATCAAGGCCCGCACCACCAACGAACAGCAGGAAGCGCTCCGCGCGACCGTCAGAACGCTTGTATTCGCCGCAGAACAGGTCTACGGCGCAGGCAAGGGCAGGGAAAAGCTGGACTACGTTGCTGCCCAGCTCGCCGCCAAGGGTTACACCGTAGACCGCGCTGAAATTGAAGCTGCTGTATATGATTATCTGAACGGTCCGAAGGAAGTAACTGCACCGCCCGAGGAGGGCTGATTTATGGGTGTGCCGAGACGGTATCCTCAGTTTGACGACCTGTCAGCCGAGGAGTTTGCGCACCTGCTGGCCATGTCGAAGCTGAGCGGCGAGGAAAAGGAAATCGCCGCTCAGTGCATCGTGTGGCACATGAACTACATCGACGTCGGCGTAATCGTCCATATGGACCGCAGAACCGTCTCCCGCAGAATGGAGACGGTGATCCTGCCGGAGCTGGAACGGATGATGCGCAAAAACATGAAAGCCGGGGCATAGCGCCCCGGCTATTTTTTATGCCTTATTGAAGCCCATCTGTTCGCACAATGCGTCCTGCAAAACCTTGGAGAAGTTCAGACCGCGATGTTCAGCGGCTTCGTTCAGCCACGAGGGGATGGTAAGCGTCTTTTTGACGGCTTTGTTGGAGTGGGCGCGGCGATAAGCGTCAGTGTCTGCGAGAATCAGCGTAACAAACGCGCCGTCCGCTGCGGGTACGTTTACGCCGGATGCGGCGGGAATCTCCTTTGCCTGTTCCTCGGCGCGTGACAGCCAGCCGCACAGCGCGTCCTCTGCCATGTGCATAGCGTCGGGCAGATCGTCGCCGCAGGTGTAGCAGTCGGGCAGATCAGGGAAGGAGACGTTGTACATGCCGTCCTCGGCTTCGAATACTGCGGGATAAACATACTTTGCCATATCTATACCTCCACGGCGCGGGACTTATTTCAGTCCCGCGTCTTTCATAATCTTATTGGCCGTTCCGGTTGGGATTTCCTTGGATGGGTGCCGCGGCACTTGAATCTCTTTGCCTGTTACCGGGCTGTACCAGAAATCGTGTTCGCCGCGATGGTCGATCAGGTAACAGCCTATCTTCTTCATCAACTTGGTCAACTCGCTCGTTTTCATCATGTCCCCTCCTGACAATACTATTATAACACGTATTGATACGTATGTCAATGGGAAACTACGTATTGATACGTATTTATTTTGTCCACAAGATGTACACGCCATGCACACGTCTGCCCCCTGAAAATCCGAAAAAATGAGATAATCGGGGTGCAAAGGAGGCGATGGTTTGAATTATTACGGAGGCTATCAGCCGCA